GGCGTTGGTTGCCGACGTTGCAGCGTTAGTCTCGCTCGTGGCTGCATTTGTCGCACTCGTAGCCGCAGCGGTCGCGCTTGTAGCAGCGTTCGTGGCCTGCGTAGTGGCTTGAGCTAACTGGCTAGACATGCCCGTCTCAGCCCAAGTCTTGCTTACCGCATCCTGAGCTGACGTCGGATCGGCCAGGTTCGTGATCTTGTTCGACCCAGCATCCAAGTCGCCACCAAGAGCAGCAGAAGTCAGAGTCTTGTTAGTCAGCGTTTGAGTCTCAGACTCACCAACAACATTCGAGCCCAGAGCTAACCCGTGAACGTTCGACGTAGCATCCTCATGCTGACGAGACTCACGAAAATCACGACCGCTAAAGGCGTGCTCTACCTGCGCGCCAACCGAGTGAGAGACAGCGGTAGTTGAATCCACGCCTCGAGTGATCGTGAGAATCGTGCCCGAAACGTTCGTACACTCGACCAGCTCCTCATCAATCGTGTCCTTGTCCAGCACGATTGTGAACGGGTAGCTAGTCGGATACCCAGAGGCAAGAGCAACAGTTATCGACGTATCTGTTGAATTGATTGGGTTAACCAGCGTGGTCTTTTTCGCTGTAGATGAGTAGTAACGTGCTTGCGCCATTGTCTACCTCTCGTAGTGGACGCGAATCGGGTTTTCAGCTTGCTGTTGACGACGCACTTCTTCGAGGCGTGTCCGGTAAAGACCCAGGAGGTATTTACCGAGACGCTCACCAGCACCAATAGGACGCATGTTGGCGGCCAAGTCAGCTGTTGCACTCAAGCCCGAAACCAAAGGTGTCTCAAGGTACGGAACCATCCGGTACGCAGCTCCGAGCCTCACCACATCAACAGCACTATCGGGAAGCCCAGACGCACTGAACAAGTCCGTGTCGTTCGTCAAAGTCTGCGGAGGGCCGCCAGTACGAACATGAATACGCTGGCCTGGTACTGGCTGCTCGTACAAGCTCAGCTGGGCTCCACCACTGCCGTAGGGACGCAGCTCATAGTGACGAATAGGTATGAACTCACCTGATGGTCCGATCCGCTCACCAGCTACACGCAATACGTGGCGAGCGTTCGTGTTCGACAGAATAAAGTTCGTTTTCGTCGGATCAGCTGTTAGGTACTCGTCCTGAATCGCGTACAAGTCGGGATAGACAGCTCCGATACTGTCATTCACCGCTTGCTTAACGGAAAAACGCGGAAACTGAGGAGACGACACGACTCGAGTTCCAGCTGTATGACTAGCCGCAGTAGTTCCACGGAACCCTCGACCGTATGGCGGGATCGTGACTGTCTGTGACGCCCTATCAACCAGATCAACCTGCAAAAGCTCGTAGTCAATTTCACACACGCCACGAGAAATCGCGGAAGCGTCACTAACGGTCGCCGTCAATTCCGAGTCTGACAAGTTAGTCAGGAGGTATGTTGATTGATCCTGCTGAGAAGTAAAACCTGACAAGTAGAGAAGCGTCGAGTCAACAACATCGCCCAAAGTAGTGCTCATGCGCCCGCCGCCTGGATTGCAGCTTGTGAAGCCTGATGAGTGCTCTTCTCTGGCTGTAAGCCAATAGATTTCGCGTAAGCGTAAGTGTTCAAGTCTTTATTAACTTTCGCGGCAGTCTGACCTTGGATACGCATGTTCGCGTCCCGAGCACAGTCACCCCAAGATTCGTGATCCTGGGTAGGGCATCCGGTTCGACACATTTCTAAACGTCCTCGATGTATGCGGAGAAGCCAGCAGCGGTGATTGCCGTGACTTGTGCGTCAGTGAGTTCGTGGCGGTGGCCGCCAAGGAAGTAGGCGTCGGCCAGTCTTAGTCGCTCCGCTGATGGGAACGAAACTAGCGACCCGACGCCACCCTCAATCAGTAAAGTTTTTGGAGTTTTCGTGGTCACGAAGTCGCCAAACAAGCGATCCGTGGCGTACTTCTCACTTATCTGCGGTGTGTTCAGAATCTTCACAAAAACCTCCTTAAAGCGGGGAGGGGCCGACCGAAGCCGACCCCTCCCACATTCACTCAGAGTGATTAGGTTGCGTTGGTCGCAATCGTTGAACCCGAAGTGATCTTGCGGAGTGCCTCTGTGCGATACAGACTCCAACCGCAAAGTGAGTACCATCCGTACGGACGGAACCTCGAAAGGCGATCCACAACCGGACCGAGCCGCACGGAGGGCTCAACGGCGCACGCTTCTGCGAGTGCCTGCTGCCCAACAACGAACGTGCTGTACTCGTCCTCACCGCCAGGGCCAGTGCCCGTAGCAATAGGAGCGCGAGGAGTTTCGATGACGTACGTGCCACCGAAAACGCCCGTGGTCTGCTCGAGGAGAGCTCCCACGTTCGGCTCCGTGTGCTTCCGAATGTCCTCAAACGACAGCGCGCCCGTTTCGTTGCGCAGATCGAAAGCAACATCGGGGTGCATGTAAGCCGCGTAGAGCGAACCCTGGCGCGGAACCACGTTGTCGCCGTGGAGCTTGGCAACAGCCTTACGGATCGAAGTGCCCGTAATGACGTCAGCGTTCAAGTCCTCAGTCTGACCGGCAGAAGCACCATCCAGCACCGTGGAAACAACCTTGTCGAGACTGTCGATCATGTTAAAGCCAATGAGATTAGCAATAGCTGGATCAATGTCTGCGAACGCAGTTTCCTGAACGTAACGAGTGTTGACAACAACGTTGCCGTACTCCTTAAGAACGACGCTAACTTGGTCAACGTCGTCAAGCGCAGCCGCGTCGAGGTCAGTTACCTCTGACAACGGTGTCGTGGCCTGGGCCAGATCGTTGTACAGAGAGAACGTCACCGCGTAACCAGGCATAGCCTGTTGCACCGGACGCTTATCGGCTAGGTCGCGGAATACGACCTGGGACCGGAGTTGGAAATCAATCATCCGGTCATACGCGCGCGCAACTAGATCATCAAAGCCAGTGCCAGTGCCACCAGCTGCGAGCGTCGAACTAACTGCCGGAGGTGTCTTAATAGACGCACCGGAGTTAGTTCCTGAGTCAATAAAATTGTCAGCCATACTTGCGATTCACCCCCCTTAAGGGTGTAGTAGTGATGTGGATTACTTGACCGGCCCGTAAGGATTGCCAAACAAGATTTCGTTCAGCTCTTCCTGGGACTGCGCATTAGCGATGCGGGTTTGTAAATCACCCGCGTCCACCGCTATCGCGGCAGACCCAACGGAAGCAATACGAGCTGCGGCCTGAACTTCCTCAGAATTTCCCTGAGGTTGCGCCTCGAGCCCAAACAAGTCAGCGTTCTCACTTATCCAGGCCTCAACTTCATCAACGGTCGTGACCGACTCTGGGATGAACTTGCTGATACGCGCATCCACGCCTTTTTCGGTCAATACGCCCTCTACGACACTCTTCCGGCTGGCAGAAGAAAACTCCTCCACTTGCTTACGGAGCTGTTCTACTTCCTTTTGTTTTGCCTTGTATGCCTTACGGAGCTGTCGAACAACGTCAGTACCCGAATCGTCATCCAGGTTGTCGATGTCAAACTCGTCGTTTTCGGACATTGGTGTTCTCCCTATCTCTTCTATGTGAATCGCCAGCCACAAAAAACACCTGGGGGAGTGCCTAATGGCTCTGACTACCGGACTGTTTCTCGCTAGGGGCCGGTCGGTCCTAGTCGGCGTGGAGGCGGTGGGAATCGAACCCACGTTCCTCACGTTGCCCTCTTGGGGAGTTTCGTGAGGTCTTACCTATTCGCCCCCGCGGGTGTTACCCGCGATTAGTGTCGAGCGAGGAGCTAGTGATCCCAGATCGACCACCAAAGCGTGCCCGCTCCCGAGACTGCAAGCCTCGAATCTTCTTTGTGGAGTACGGATCGTTAATAAGCTGCGCACTCACAACCTCATCGTCGGTCAGCTCACTGCCCTCAATGTTCGCCAAACGCGAGGTAGCGTCACGAACGACAGCCGCCTTACCAAACTCTGACGTAAACGCGCCCACGTTCACATCATCATTACCGGAAAGATCAGCGACGCTCTCAGCTGTAGCCCTGTCAATGTCGAGTGTTGCTCGAGCCGCCGATGCACCCAGCAAGGTGGCGTTACTGATCTGGTTGATCTTGTTCTGTGTGCGCACAGGGTCAAGGACGTATTCAGTGAGTGTTGCTGCGTCGATTCCGTAATACTCCTCAAGGGCGGCAGCAACCTCAGGGCTCGTGTCTTGAACTACTCGAGCCGCGTCATTGACTCGCGCACGAACCTCATTCACGCTAACCGAGTAGTCAGCTACGAGCTCCGCAATAGCGTCAAATTGGGTTTGCGTACCATCCGGTCCAAGAAAATCCCGCATACCAGCTTCACGGAACACTGAACGATAGTCCCGTTCAAGATCCAGGTATTGCGCCTCGTTGCGAATGTCAGTGACGCCTTGCTGCTGCAACAGCACCAGGCCCTTGAAGCGACGCTTGTACGGCTCCGTCTGGCGAACCTTGCCGACAAGAACCTCCGGGCTGTTGCCGTAGTCACGAATCAGCTGGTCAATTTGACCAACAAG